AGCACCTCTTTCCATTGCTTCAATAACTGGGCCGTTTTGCCAGACAGTTGATCCATCCCTTAATCTATAACCTCCAAGTAAATCGTCCTCATCAGTTTCAATTGTTATATTAACTCTTATCATTTCTCTTTTTGCAACAGCACAAGCCTGCGTCACCGCAAGTGTTTTACCATTACCAGACAATCCTGTAATAAACACAGGATAAAATCTTTTAGAAGTTATGATATTTTTAACATCAGCAAAATTACCAAAATTAACAAAGTCTTTATCCCTTGCAGGAATAACATTGTCAGTTAAAGAACTAACAACATATGCAGCCTTTGTATCAGATTTTGGAGTTTCTACTTCCGTTTTTTCAGTTTCATCTGAACTCATAGGTAATTTATAAACACCTCTACCTACTTTGTACTTATCAGATTTCAACCAAGAAGGATTTTTGATAACCTTCTTTTTAACTAAATCATTTATTTCGGATCTAGTTACCGTGTCTTTTTTATAATGTTTATATAAAACATCAACAACGGATTTTTGATTCACATTAAGTTCCATAATATAAGTTTTCTCCTTTCATAATGTAAGTTTCTATAGCTATGCTATCAGTTTCATCAGAAAAGTCAAGCGTTAAAAAGCATAGTAAATTCAACACTTATGCTACCTCCTTGATGAATTTTTGTAATAATACTCTGGAAACTAATCGTTTCTTCATACTATTAACAAATTCTTTTTTAAGTATTCTCTTATTAGTTGTATTAATATCTTGCATTTTATTATTAGCAATTTGTGTATCTGATTTAATATAAAAATATACATCATATCCAGTATTAATATCAGGAATACATTTATCTTTATTAAACATTTTTCTAGCAAGTAATTCTTTATCATATTTGTATTGTACATGGTATCTTAAATCTCTAAATTTTTTAACTAAAAAGAATCCAATAGTTTTAATACCGTGTTTCTTTTTAAGATATTTTAATAATCTATGAGTAAGGTCTTTATGTTCCTTATCATAGCAACTACCATAACCAGAACAATCTACATAATTCTTACCAAGTTTAACCCATTTATTACCAGTTGCACTTATTCCATTTGATTGTCCATCAGTTAAAGTTATTAAAGAAATCTTATCCGATTGGTAATCATGTTTAAATTTTGCAATTATTGTATCCATAGCAATTAGTGATTCATCTAAAGGTGTTGAATGCAAAGAATATTCATTTAAAGGACTAGGTACATGATAAAGTTTAGAATAATCTGCTTCACTAATTCCACAACTTCGTCTATATCCATAGTGTAGTCCAAAATAAGTAGCCGCCCTATGTAAGAACTCACCAGATTTTAAAAAGTCTTTTTTACTTTGTCTATGTGTAAATAATTGAACTAACCTTGTTGATTTATCTAATTGTAATTCTTTTGGACCAAAAGTAAAAGGTAAATCTTTTATAATATTATCGTACTTATCACTAAATCTACTAGCATTACAAAATTTATAAACTGAAAATGGTATTTGTATTTTTCTAGCGAACATAACTAAATTTAATAATTGTTCAACAGTAGGATAAATATGATTACTCATAGAACCTGACCAATCTAACAACATAATCATACCGTGGTTCTTCTCATTAGGTATAATTGTAATTTTTTTAAATATATCTTCCGCAAATTTATATTTGTATAATTGTAATGGGTCAATTACACCAGTTTTTGCTGTTGCTGCTCTAGCGTGTAATCTAGCATTTTTTTTCATTTCAAATTCTTTAACCAAATAGTTAACTGTACTTTGAGATTCTTTCATAAATTTTTTATAAAATGTTCTATGATAGTCTATACTACTTCTCCAGTCTTCTCTTTTAATATGGTCAACAGCATCCTTTATCATATTATCTTTAATATATTTTTTATAAGGAACAATTAAATTTTTAAGATTAGGTTTATTTAATAAAAAATAACTTCTTTCTGAAGCGTCATTATCATTTAATTGTTTTTGAATCTCATCCTGATATTCTCTAGCAGTAGCAGAAGATAAATCAAAATCCCCTCCTGCACCTGAAGAAAATCCATCAACCTCTTTTTTATCTTCCTCTTTTTTAGCGTCAATTGCTTTCTTTAAATCTGAACTACCTGATCCTAATTCTTTTTCTTTTTTATCTAAAAATTCTTTTAACTTATCATCTGTTGATTTATTGTCTTCCGATTTTTCTTCTGATTTATTATCCTCAGAATTACCTTCTCCTTCTTTATCTTCTGGTTTAGGTTTTGTATAAATTTTTGCTGTAGCGTGTTTATCAAAATCTGGTATTTTTTTAATCTTATCTTTAGAATATCCTAATATTTCTTCAGCAAGTTTTAATACATCATCAAAAGTTTCTAATTTATCAACCATATTAATAAACATTTTTTCTTTTTTATCTAAATTCATTTTTAGTCTTTTTGTTGATTTAAAGTATAGGTTGATTTTATCAATAATCATATAATCATCTAATTTTCTACCTTTAGTTTTAAAGAAATTATCTTTGTAAAGTTTATCAAAACCTTTTAAATAATCATTTTGTAAACCAGGATATCTTTTTTGAATTTTTTTATCTATTCTACAATCTTCCAATACATTTACAAAAGACCTAAATTCTTGTTTTCGGTCTTTCATATCTCCCCAACTATCTGCTGGGGTCCATAATGCGTGGGCAACCTCGTGGCCGACTAACATATCATATACGTTTTTGGATTTATGTTCTTTTTTAAATATAGGGATTGTTAAAATTCTATTTTTAACATCAAAGGATGCTGTTGATACAGCATTTTCTTGTACTTCAACATTTTCAGTAGCAAGTAATTTTGCAAGTGTAGATTTTTTTTCTACATCATTTGATTTATTTGATTTATTCATAGTGTAATTAATCATAATATACTGCTATGCTATCAGTTCCGCTTGTGATTTTCAAGCAAATAATGGATTATTCCATCGCATAAACACTAGGTTATTGAGATTAAATGTTCTACTTTTGTTCTATTTTGATATAATTTACACTTTTTTGAATATAAAAGTGGGTTCGTATTTGCGTCCAGAAGGAAAATCTTTAGTTTCGATTCGTTTTAAATGTACATCTTTTTTTTGTGTTGATAATGATAACCACCAAGTATCAGCTTGTTCAAATCCTACATCTAGCGCTAGTTGTATAGTATCTTCTTCAAATGTTTTATACTGTTTTGTATTCGCAACATTGATTGCCATATACTTACCTGGTTTAAGGCCTATATAAGCGTTCTGGAAAGTCTTCTTTAGAAACTTCTCTTTCCATAATTCTTCTTCTGGATATGCTATAAATGATTGTTCTTCTTCATCACCATATTGTTCCCAACCAAAATACGGTGGACTTGTAAATACAAAATCTATTGAATCTGGTTGAGGTATATAAGTTTCGCTACCTTGTTTTAATAGTAAATATGATTTATCTTTGTGTCCATAATCTTCTTGTATTTTACGCAATCCTTCATATGTTGGAACACAAGGATCCGTACCTAAATAATTTACCCCAGCTGCAATTGCACCTAATAAACGACCCCCATAACCCATAGATGGATCCCATACTACACCTGCTTTTTCACCCATTAAAGGACTATCTTTCTCTACAAATATATCATATAAAGCTGCGGCTGCTGTAGGTCTGAAATTTGATACCATTTGAGTTCCAGAGTATCTTCTTAACATAGACCTCATATCTGATTCTGTAATACTATGATGTTCTTTTTGTTCAAAAAAAGTACCTGTTAAAATCTTATTAATACCTTTCTTTAAATGCTCTTCATCATTCCATATTTCCATAGGGGTTTTCATCTTCCCACATTTAATACCCCAAGCGTGTTCCATATAAGACCACGCAAGTGATAATCCGTGTGGGGATTGACCTATAATCTTTCTTTGTCTATCTACAATTAATTCTCTTTTAAATGCTAGTAATTGTTGAAATACATTATCACGCCATTTCCTATCTGTAGGATATTTAGGAAATCCTTTGTTCTTCCAATAATCGTGTACTTCGTTAATTAAATTTTCGTTTGACATATACTTTTCCTGGTACTGTTCCTTTAGCCCAATTATGTGTTCCTATTAATTCCATTCCTATCTTATCATAAAAATTACAAGCGTTTATATTATCTGACCTAACTGATAAAAATACATCCCTAGGACACCAATCAAAAAACCTTCGTAGCATTTTACCACCACCTCCATTTTTACTTGCGATTTGATGTAATACTGTATCGCCTTTTCTCACTTGAACATCACCAATTGTTTGTTTTCTTTTAGCGTGATGAAATGTTATAATAACATCATTTTCAAATATTAATCTATTAGTGGAAATCATACGCCTCATATAGTCTGTACGGACGTGTGGAAACCACTTCTTATGTTTATAAAAAATTTGTTTTACTTCTTCAAATTCTTCTGTTTTTGCTAATTTCATTTTTACCCACACTATAACCTATTATAAACGAAATTACGATAATTGTCAATATGGCAGCTAAATGCCATAATAAAAATGTCATTAATCTTTACCTTCTATACTAGTTCCCTTAAAAGGGTCTAATCTAGTATCCCTATTGTTTTCATCATATTCTTGTTTTATTAAATTTTCAATCTTCGGGTTATTATAACAATCAACTACCAAGTGTAGTCTATCAAAATCTGCTTTATTATGTACAGCGTGTGGTTTACTTACATCGGCATAATAATATTTACCTTGTTCTAAATTATAATGGTGTGGTTTTTTATTCTTCCATACATAAAAATGAACATTATGATTCGTTCTTATAGGAATATGTATTCTAACTATCTTACCTGTCTTAATATCTTTATCTACTTTGTCGGTATGTTTTGAAATACTTGTTCCTGCTTTTAATCTCATAACTCTTACTCTTTCAAACTTAGCAGGTATATGAGCTAATATTTCTATTAAAGAAACTAAATTTGACACTTGCGTTAAATGTGTATCTCTTAATTCTGCTGGTTCAATACCACTTTTTAATACACCTGGTTTTAAAACATTTCCAATATCATCACTATAACCTCTTAATGAAATAGCATCCCATTGTCCTTTTTTATTATACTTTGTTTTAACTAAAGTAAAGTTATGTCCTTGCATATCTAAAAAATCACAAGCGTCTTTTAAATCAGGTCTAGTATACCTAGGTAAATCTAACTCTTTGAGTATTGGTCTTTCCATCTTTGCCTACTTTCTTTTATATACTTATCTCTCTTTTTCATCGCCATATCATACTTTAATTTACTAGCTAATTCAGTAAAAACTTTTCCTTCCATATGGTCAGATTCATGTTGAAAACATCTACTTACAATACCATTAAATCCTTCTTCAACTTTTTCTAAATTTTTATCATAATATTCTACTAATATATCTTTAGGTCTTTCAATAGGTAAGAATAAAAATGGAAAGGTTAAACAGCCTTCTTTAAATAAAATTGTTTCTTTACTATATTTTAATATTTTAGGATTAATACAAGTCCATTTCTTACCATTAGCAATTGATAAATGGTTGCCCATAACAAACATACGGTATGGTTTTCCAACTTGATTTGCTGATAATCCTATACCCCCATATGCCTTCATAGTTTCAAACATATTTTCAGCAAATTCTTTTACAGATATTTTTTCTTCTTTATCAAATATCTCTTTATTAAAAGGTGCTATTGCTGATAATACTCTTATATCCGATGGTGGTAATAATTCATATTTCATTTTCTCATATCCTTATATGTGGTTTTATTATGAATAACAACCTCGGAATTAGTTTCAATCCATAATCTGGCACCACAAGCCCTTGGTTTATCTGGACTGTAAATCATTTCACTAGGTCCAAGAATATCTACTTTACTACCATACCAAGTCTTTCCATTCAATTCAACTCTACAAACTGGTAGTTTTGTTCCTCTTTTATTATTTTGTTGTATAATGTTCTTATTAATATGAATAATTGTTTTTTTAAATTTCATATTTTTCTTTACTAGGTCTAACCCATTCAGGTGGATTATCTCCTCCTACATCAAAGTCGTGATATGATCCTTTTTTATATGTACTATAATCAGGTTTAGGTGCTGCACCAGTTTTTCCTTCTTTAATATCTTCTCTTGTCCATTGTGGTTTTTTACTTCTATCTAAACTACCTACATTGATAGGATAGCCTGGTTTTAACTTTTGAATTTTACCACCTTTTTCTAAAAACCTTTTCATTAATAAATCCCTATCTTCTTTAGTCATTTTAGGTTTGATAACATCTAAACCAGAGTTGTCTTTAAAGTTGCTCATTTTCTTATTGTTCTGTCCCTTGTAAAATTTTTTATCATTATGCAACCCTTGTAAAATTCTTATGCTTCTCAAATTTAATTATATTAGTAAATCTATCAAACATTATATCCCCTTTATGAGATATAATAAAAGTATTTTCTTTTGATAGTGTTTTTAATATTTTAAAAAAGTCATCTGTTCCTTGACCATCTAAACTTGAATCAAATATTTCATCTAATATTAATAGATTTGTATTGGTACTATTTTTCATTTTAGCAATAGCTCTCCAAGTAAATAATAATGCTAAGTCTATTCTTATTTTTTCACCTTCACTAAAACTATTATAAACAAAGGTATCTCTATGGCGACTTTTTATAGTTTCTTCAAATTCTTCGTTAAGATGAAAGTTAACAAAGAAATCCATAGCTTGTAAATTTGTATTAATTAATTGATTCATTATAGGTAAATATTTCTTAATAATATTTGCCTTAACACCTGTATCATTTAATATCTCTCTAGCAATATCAATATATTTCTTTTCTTCTATAACTTTTTCTTTTTCTATATCTACTAATTTTAATTGTTCTTCAATTTCTTTTAATTCTTCAGCAACTTTATTTGTATTTTCCTGTTCACTTTGTAAATTAATCATTTCAGCATTTACTTGATTTGAATAGCGATTAATTTCTGATATAGAAGTATTAACTTTTGCAACCTCTATATTTAAATCAGATATTTTTTCTGATACTTTTGCCATTTCATTTATTTTAGTTTCTGTTTTAATTATTTCACTTAATAATTCTTTTAAACCATCGTCTAATGTAGATATTTTTGCTTGTTCTTCTGCTCTTTTATTACCTCTAAATTCTGTATCAAGTGGTTGTGTACAAGTAGGACAAGTTTCATTATTTTCAAAAAATTCTAAATTCTTTTTATGATTTAATAAGTTTGTTTCTATCTTCGCTTCCAATTTTGCTAATTGATTTGCCTTTTCATCTACTTTATCCTTATCTATAAGTTCAGATTTAACAGAAGTAATTTTTTCATTTAGCTGTTGTAATTTTGTATTGTATTGATAATTGTCTTGTTCACTTTGTTTTAATTGTTCTTTTTTGTTTTCAATATCCGAAGTATCTCTATTTTGTATTTGTATAAAATGTGCTTTCTGTAATTGATATTTTTCGGTCATTAAATTATATCGGTGTTTAACATCGGTTACAGCTTTATTTAACTCACCTTGTTTTTGTCTTAACAATAAATCCATATAACTAAAAACTCTTATATCTAATATTTCTTCCACAACCTCTCGTCTATGTCTTGCTCTTAAATGCATAAAAGGTTCATAGGAAGAAGAACCTAAAATAACTACTTGACAAAATGCTCTATAGTTACATTTTAAAATATTTTCTTCTAACAGTTTTTGATTATCTATATTAGAAGCTTCTTGGTCTAATAACATACCATCACAATATATTTCAAATGAATTTGGTTTAATTCCCCTTATAATTTTATATGCTTTATTATGCGTATCAAATTCTAATTGTATTTCACAATCAGCATTGTTAATTGTATTTACTAATTGTTCCTTTTTAATTGTTCTAAAAGGTCTATTAAATAAAGCAAAACATAATGCGTCAAGCAAAGTAGATTTACCTGAACCATTAGCACCTATAATTAGTGTTGATGGTGCCTTTCTTAAATCTATTTCTATAAACTGATTGCCAGTAGATAAAAAATTCTTCCATCTTAATTTTTTAAAATAAATCATTAATTCAAATTCAAATCAAACGATATTGATATTCTTTCCTCATCTGTTTTACTTGGTTCAACCAAATGTTCTAGGTAAGCAGGAAACAATAAAAGCATTCCTTCTGTTGGCGCTATCTTAAGAAATTCACCTTTTGCATATCTATTAACCATAAATATACTGCTCATAGCTGCTGGTCTTGGATCCTTAAACACTAACCTGCCACAGTTTGATGAAGCTTTTACATAATAATTTCCACACAAATCATACCTTCCATTATGTAAATGCATTTGGTTCCAATCTCCTTTATAATTAATATTCATCCAAACCTGAGCCACTCTCATTTCTTTTACTCCAAGATTTAGTTGTTCTACTATTTTATAAACCTCGTTAAAGAAATTATCAAAATCTTTAGGTGGTAAAAGCTCACTCTGCCAACCTCCTTCATTTGATAATGTCCTACTTTTTTCTTTATCTTTTAAATTATGTACATAAGCAATCACATCTTCATTAAAAGATACTTTTGTTGGATGTTCTTTAAAATGCTCTAACATAGAAACCCAATAAGGCGTATCAAATAATCTTGCCTGTGAAATTTTAGTTACACTTTTTCTTTTAACTGGCATTATGGTCACTCGCCTCTATATAAATTGATTTTAAATATTGTTTTAATTTTGATTTATCAACATCGGTATCTAATTGATCCACATAATTATTTAAAAATGTAACCGTATCTTCACCCATTTCCAATATGTCTTCTCTAACACTAGCTTTTATATCAGAATAATCTTCCACAATATTTAAATCGTGTACAGTTATTTCATTATATAATCTTTCAACAAAATCATCAAATATATGTTCTTTTGTTTTGTTCAATACTATTAATTTTACAAAGTGATTATGATATTGTGATATGTCAATATTCTTATAATCTTTTTTTACATCATCATATATAATTTTTTTATGTATTGTTTTTGGATTCCAAACTCTTTCTATTTCTCTTGTTTCAGTATCAAAAATATGGAACCCTTTTGGGTCTTGGTAATCTGCCCAAGTTTGTTCATATTGAGCACCACAATAAAATATTTGTCCATCATCGGTATGTTTATGAAAATGTCCTGATATTACTCTTTCAAATCTTTTAAAATCTGATTTTGCATTTCCATATTCATTAACAACGCCATTTTGCATTTCAACACCTTTCACTTCTAAATGTCCCATTACAATTTCTACTGGTGCTGTATCTAATAAATGTATAGATTCTTCCCTAGTATCATCACATATCCAAGGTACAAACAAAATATCTAAATCATCAAAGGTTACAATTTTAGGTCTTGTATAAATCCAAGGTTCATTTTCTCTATCAAAACTTGTATATAAATTTTCAATAGCATTTACTTCATTTGTATTTTTATAATAAGTATCATGGTTACCTATAATAATATGTGTATCAATTTTTTCTTTCCATAATATATCCCAAAAAGATTTTCTCCATACTGTAGCTGTTTGATGATTAATAAATTTACGTCTATCAACTACATCTCCTAAATGGACTAATGTTTTAATATTATGTTTTTTAATATAAGGGAAGAAAATATCATTAAAAAATTTTAATTGATAATCTCTAAAAGCTTCACTATCATTTCTTGCTCCAAAATGTGTATCATTTACTATTGCTATTTTCATAATGATTTATAATATTCGTTTGTTTTAATAAACCCAGGCAAATTTAAATCTATTAATCTTGTAATCTCATTAAAAGCATTCTCAGCTCTCTCATACTCTCCATAATCTCGTAATTCTTTTTTTGCAATTTTTGGATCAAAATATTTCATACCAATACCAATCTGATACCATAAAACATTACCAATATTAAAAAAATTATTACCTTTACCAACTACATAATCAACAACTCTTGGCATTTTATGTTTCCACATTTCCATAAGGTCTTTTAATCTTGGTGTCATTCTTTCTTCTTTAGAAGACTCTCTCCAAAATTCACTATCTTTTCTAGGACCTAAATAATGAAAAATAATAAAATCTCTAATGTTATCCCACATTTGGACCATTTCAAAATTATATTGATTTTCAAAAAGTTCACACTCAATTGGTAAATCTTGCTTATAATAATTTTCTATAAAATGTGTTACTTGCATTATTGTAGCGTGTATAGATGTTGCTTCTAAAGGTTCTATAAAAGCACTTGATATTCCAGTTGATAAAACATTTTTAATCCAAAACTTTTCTTGTCGTCCTGTTTCAAATGGTATATCTCTTTGTACCTCTATTTCGTGTCCTAATACTTTTTCAACTTCTTCCTTTGCTTTTTCTTTTGTTATATGATTATCAGAAAATACATATCCACAACCCATTCTTTCCTGTGTTGGTATTTCCCATAACCATCCATTTGATAAAGCTTTAGCGTGAGTATAACTTTTTATTTGTTCACCTGGTTCATATTTTATATTATAATTTAAAGCACGATTAACTAATAAATTTTGTTTATAAGATATCCATTTATTTTTAAATGCTTTATTAATTAATACTTTACAAAAACCTGAACAATCAATCCATAAATCTCCCTTTATAGTTTTGCCTGTTTTTGTTTTTACACTTGTTACATATCCTTTTTCATTTTGTTTAAATGAAACAACCTGGTCATCAATAAATTTATTTAATTTTTTACAAGCTAATGCTTTTCTTTTTAAATATTGTCCTACTTTATAAGTGTCTAAATGATAAGCTATTGGATTTGATGTATCCTTAACATCAAAAATACTTTTACCATTTGTAAAATGCAAACGATTTTCTTCCATTAACCTTGATTGAAAAGTTTGAGTATAAGGAATATTTTTAGCAATATGATATATTCTTAAACAATCATAATCGCTATGTGGGTAATTGGAAATATTATGGGAGTAATCATCTCCTATTGGAGAATAAAATGACTCACCTTTTTTATGCCAATCACTATGTTTAATTCCTAATTTAAATGTAGATAATGTTTCTTTTAAAAAATCCCGTTCATTTAGTCCACTAGTGTTTTGTTTTAATTTAATTAAATCATTAAATCTTCCTGTTGTACTTTCACCCACACCTACAATAGGAATCTCTTTAGAAGCTATAACAGTAATTTTGACTTCAGGTCCAGTCTTATTTAAAAACTGGTGAGCTGTTACCCAACCAGCAGTTCCACCGCCAATTATAACAATATTTTTTATTCTCATTATATAAGTTTATCTAAAACGCTTTTATAAGTTCTTCTTCTTCTTTTCTTAACTGTAATATCTTTAGGTCTAGGTAATTCTTCTGTAGGTCTATTCTTTCTTAAAAATTCTACAAATTGATTTTTATATTCACCATCATCTCCTGGGTTTAAAGTCATATCATCTAAATTAGCATCCTCTAATAATTTGTATTTAATAGTAACTTGTTTTTTTTCTTTTTGTATCCTTCGTACAAAAGCGTAAAAAATTATTTGAGTAAAATATGCAAATGGATTTTTTGATTTTTTAGGATTAAAATTATTTAAATATTGTAAGCAATTTTCTACACCATCAGAAATCATATCATCTCGGAAAGTGTAGTTTATAAAATTTGGTCTATATGATAAATGGTTTGCAATCTTTAAAAAACACTCACCTATATAATTAGTAACTGGTGGAATAGATTTCCCTGCTTTTTCTGCTTTACTACGTACTAATTTATAATCAATCATAGCAGTTAAAAATACTTTGTTATCTACATAATGTTCTGATTTTTTTTTATATTTCGTCATATTAATATAATACTACAATTTGTCCTTATTGTCAAGGATTTGCACAATATAATCCTTATCTTCTCTACATAATATTTCCATGTTTATACTTATTCTCCATTCTTTTGAATTGTGTTTAGTTGCGTCATGTATAAGATAATTTGGAAAGAATATCAACTCGTTATTGTCTGGTTGATAATGTATCCATTTATTGTCTACTTTAAATTTTATAGGACCTGATAATTTCTTATTTACTTTAGGTATATTTAAATAATATACAGCATTTATAGTAGATGATTTTATATGATTATGTGGCACAAAGTCATAATATTTGTTATTAGTAATACACGTCCAACATATTCTCTTACTTCTATTTGATACTGTAAAATTAAATAACTGTTGTGCTACTCTATAAAATTTATCATATAAACCATTAATTAAATCATTATATTTTTTATCATTTTTGTTATATAATATCTCAAAATTAGTAGTTGATTTATTTGAATTAGGTTGATTATCCCAGAGTTCCTTTACATTTAATAAGTTTTTTGTTATCTTATCTTTTTGATATTTTGTAAATTTATGAAAGTTTTTTATTGATAATATAGGTACATTTTTTAATGGTATATTCAATTTCGTCATATTAATATAATACTACAATTTGTCCTTATTGTCAAGATTTTCGTTAGTTCCTAATATAAAATCTCTTACTGGTTTTGATAAATCTTTAACCTTAATTTCTATACCTCGTACAGGCCTTTTTGGAATAATAGCTCTATTTCTATTTGAAGATGTTTTTTTTGTGTGACTCATTGACTTTTTCATAATTTATTAGTATAATAGGGGTGTGGGTCCCTTCAGAGGATATTAGCTATCTAGTGTAAAGTTCTTTTATGCGACATATCAAAAAACTGTTGAAGCTTTTTAAGTTTTTTAACTCTATTTTTATCATAGGTTTTCATATCATTATAGTCCTTCTCACTCATATCCCTTTCAATATAATCAGGCATTTCTTGTGGTACTTGATTCGCTTTTCGTAAAATATAGTCATATCTTTTATTAAACTGTAAAGTGGCATTACAGATTGTTAATATCTTATCTTTTGGGATAGAAATAATTGGGTCGTTAGTAAAGCCTATCCATTTAACCATTGCAATATAATCAGAAATACCAATTTCATTAATATGGGGAACATACTTTATTAAAAGTGGGTTATTTAATCTAACTAGATTTGTTTTGTCTTTGATTTGGTCGGTTGCAATAGTACAACAAAGCTCCTCACCTGTTATCAGCTTAACAATTTTACATTGAGGTAAAGGCTTCATTTTAATATGATTTTTAGTTGTGTCCATTACTAATATTTATGTTATTATCACTCTCTTTTAGGTCAATACTATGTATTTCATAATCAAAGCCTTCTTCATTATAAAGTTTTATTCTTTCTTGGAAATGGTTTAATGTGTAGTTCTTTGATCCCTTATAAGTTAAATCATCGGCTATATCATAGAGTGTAGCATTGGTTTTATTATCACCAATTCTTAATCCTCTTCCAATACTTTGTAAGTTTCTTATCCTAGATTTACTAGGGCTACTAAATATAATGTTGTGTAAATTACGAATATTGATACCAGTAGAAAACGTCCCATAAGAAGCGACAATAATCGCATTATCAGACTTTTCTGTGATGGCTCTAATTTGTTCTCTAACATCGGTTTCTACTCCTCCATAGATGAAAAACACTTTTCTTTTATTATCAGCCTTGTTTCTAATCATTTCGTATAACTGTTTTCCGTGTTTCTCAACCAACTGAAATAAACAGAGCGTATTACCGTCCAATGCTAGGCATAGGTTTTGAATATATTTATTACGCTGGCTATTTTGAGTTAAATATTCCAATTCTTCGTGGTATTTTTTACCATATATTAGTCTTCTATTATTTTCTGTATGATTTAAAATTAGACATATAACTTTTAATTTTGCTAATTGTTTAGTGTCCATTAATTCTTTAGTGTTAGTAACTTGATTAACTCTTCCAAACAAACCTTCTAATACTAGTTTATGTGTTCTTGTTCCATCTAAAGTTCCTGTCATACCTATTCTATATTTACAATCAACCAACTTGGTCATTATCTTTGTAAGAGAAACCGCCTTGAATAAATGCGCCTCATCCCCTATAACGGCACCAAAGTTTGCGAAAAAAGTTTTAGGAAGTTTATATAATGATTGCCAAGTAGAAATAACTACTCGTTTATCTTCCTCTATTTCATATCCGTGATAGTTTCTACTTACATTGTTTTCACTATCAAATCCATAATCTTTGAAATCTTTGAATAATTGTTCCACTAAATTTGTGGTAGGAACAATAATTAAAATTTTATTGTTTATAGTTCTCAAATAATGTTTAACTAACATATATGAGATTAAAGACTTACCAGAAGCTGTAGGCGATAAAATTAGTCCTCTATCATTTTGTAAAGCATAAATGAAAGCGTCAATTTGATAGTCCCTAGGTATGATAGATAGTTCAAGTTCTTTAACAAGTCCGTCTATGTCGGCGGCTAGCAGAGTATTAAATGTGAGAATTTTGTTGATTTCAACTATTTCAATTTTTTTACGGCTACACCACTCTTGTAAGTAAGGATATAATCCAACATATAATTGACCTGTAGCATAGGAATATAATCTGATTTTTCCATCCCAAACTCTATTGCGATATTGAGGTGTAAATTTATATCCAGGGACTTCAAAGGAAAAATAATCAGATAGTTCAGCTCTGATTGCTGCTTCTGCTTCTATTTTAAGATATACTTCATTTAATTTTTTTACTTTAATCACTTAAACGTGTACACCAACACAACCCTATGGCCTATCTTTGGATAATAATGATAGTGATGGTTGTCGCCAAAACTTACTGCACTATATTGTATTGGTTTTATTTTTTCTATCGGGTTTCTTTTTTTATCTAATATAACTGTACATGATTCCTTGTCCATTGGATTATTACAATATATTAGTAATTGTTTATGAGAGCCTTTATAATCTCTATGAACCAATGATTTTTCCACACCTACATTGAAAGTTAAATTTACAGAGCACCTTAATATTTTTTTACATCTTATCTTATGTTTTTGACAAAATGTATTTAATATACCCTCATACATTTCTACATTAGCTGTATTCCAATCTTTATCGTATCTTCTTAAACATATATGTTCCATCATTATATAATTATCATCAAACGTAGAGCGCGGCTGTATGAAATAAGCAAAGTCAGATTTTAAAAGAAATTCTGATATAAAATGTTTTTGTTTATCTGTTAAAAAATCTTTATCTTTTATTATCTTCATAATTAAAATAACCACCCATAATATATCTATCATAGTTATTAGGACAAGGTTGACCTCTATGTAGATGTGTAAAATATGCTGGAAACATAGCGACCCTACCTTTTACAGATTTAATTATCTCACCTGTATAAAACTCGGTGCCACAATTATGACCTGATAAGTATATCATAAAGTTTAACACCCTCTTGTTATTATCATAACCATGTTCACAATGAAAATCTTTGAACCAGTTGCCTGGTTTAAACCATTTAAATCTTAGTTCTTTTAACACCCAAGGATATGGTGTCAATGAGCTCTCTTTAAATGTTTCTGTGTATGTATCTATTAGTTTTTTTAATTGCTCTGAGAAAGTTATGTTGTTTGTAAAGTATGATGAATAACCATATTTGTTATTATCAAATTCAGATGTAAGATTTTTATACTTTTCTACAAGCTCATCACACTCATTATTAGATAAGAAATTATCCTGTATTAATGTGAAGTCTTTAAGTTTTTCGGCCTTTGACACGTTGCTCATGTAGTTTCTGATTGCTGCTTCTGCTTCTATTTTAAGATATACTTCATTTATTTTTAATATTTTTATTTCGTTCCACAGTCAATTTCCTATCAGCTTCTCTCATAGCGTCCATTTTTTCTTGTGCCTTGAAAGCTGGAGGTAATCCTAAATGAGGTCGTCCATCAAAAACACAATTTTCACCATAAGGACCATCAACATTATTATAATGTAAAAATACTTGAGCGTGGTTTCTTCCTAAAAACGGTTCTCTCCAATGTTCAACTTCACAACCTCTATAAACTACCATATCACCTGGGTGTAAATGTATGAGTTTTCCTTTATTATTAATACCACCAGTTTCATCAGCCCATATCGGCCAATCATAACTTGCCCAATCTACTTTTTTTCCTTTTAAATTTGTATTATCATATCCTAAACATAATGTTGTAGATACTTCACAACTTGGTCTATCTTTATGTCTTTTTAAAACATCTCCTGTTTTATATAATCGCCAATATGAGTAAGTAGGCTTAAGATTTAAACCTGTAATTCCTCTCATACCTTGAAGACCATATTGTAATAAAGTTTCCATTGCTGGGTCTGCATAACAAGAATATGTATTTGGTACTTGTCCATCTCTATATGTACCATCGGTGTCTTCATTGTATTTAGGAAATCTACTATTAACCATTGTCTTTGCTCTACGAGCTCTCATTAAAGCATAACCATATAGAAAATCTGCTAATTCTGCTGATATAAAATTTTTTATAACAACATACTTATGTTCTTTATAAATCTTTGCTGTATCTTTTGTTATAGTATCCATTTTTTAATACCTCCATTTTTTAATACCAAGGCTTTCCTAAACACCAATTTACTAATGAATATCTAGTGCCTCTTGTAACAGGTGTAACACAATGATATGTAAATGATGGAAATATAATGATTGATCCTTGTGGTCTTATTTCTTGGCATACATGGAATCTTTTTTTACCTGCGTGTGGACCTAAATCAAGCTTTAAATTTCCACCAGCATAATTATCAGGATTGGTTAAATTTAAAACCATAGTTATCTTTCTTACTTTATCCCACATATGTGGATTATCAGTCCAACCTGATATTAGTCTTTTATTTTTTTTATCTGTAGGGACATTTGGTTTATCCATATCAGGAACCCCCTTACCATTAGCATCTAAAATTATTTTACCATTACTATCTCTTTTTACTGGTTTAAAAGTAGGAACTTTTCCAGTTGTTATTTTTATAGCAGGTTTATATATACTTAAATGGTCAGATGAACCATCAGCGTGCCACCCATAAAATTGTTTTTTAGCATATTTTGTAAATTGATAAGACTCACTATAATCCCAATGCCATTTCCAACCAGCTTCTCTATTTGCGTGGTGTAGATATGGATGTAATATATCATATATCCATTTATCATTTAACCAAGATATATGACTATCTCTAACATAAGCATTTTGTATATCAATGCCTTTTTTTGCCATAGTTTCTCGGGTCATACCACCACTCATTAACGTATTAGAAACTTGGCTTCCATCCCTAGCAATACCACCCTTTTCTTTATTATCAAAGGTAGAAGCTTCTTTAGGAATTCCTTTAGCTTCATCAACAACCATTTTTGATAAACCGTGAGCAATTATTTTTTTACACAACTCTGGTTTAATAGTAGATGTATAATACATATAAGATTTTCTTAATTGCATTATACTAATCCACTTGTAAATTTACGCCAGTCTATTGCGTTTTTTATTTGAAAGGAACGATTTGATATAAGTTTAATTGTTTTATCCAAATAGTTAACAATCTCTTGTACATAAGTTACCTTTTGTTCCAATTTTTGAACCTCACTATCCGCTTTAATATATTTATCCACATCTTGTCTTAATATTTTTAAATTAAAAGGATTGGTTTCATATACACTAGGGTCTGCTTTACCTGTAAAATATTCCCATTTATCTTTTATTATTTTTGCTAAAGTTTGTTCAGCAACTTTTAATAAATTAATATATGTGGAATGAAACTTGCAATATTTGTTATGTAATTGAGGTGTCTTTAACGATTCTAAATCTAATTCACTTTCATTAATTTTTAAATCTTTTTCTGCTAAGCTTTGTAATTCTTCAAATGTCATTATGTTACCACTTTCATATTATTATTTATGGTTATTTTATCCTATGGAATATTATATCATATCACTTTAAAAAAGTCAAGGATTTATGATGTAGTTTCTGTAGTAGTGCTTGCTCCAACACTTGCAAATTCATATATTTTATATTGAAAACTAACAGTAGCATTTAAATAAGAAATATCTGTTTCTTGTTGACCATATTGTAGTCCTGAAAGTGATGTTGGATAAACATCTCTAAATCTTACTTCTATATTAGAATTATTTTTACTTGTTAATATGAATAAAGTAGCGTCTGAATATATAGCACCTTCATCTTGTACAGCTTTTCTAACTTGACCTAATTCTTTAGATTCACCTACATCTTTAGTAGTAGGGTATCTATCAGTTCCTGCACCTTGTAATGTTCTAAATTGAGAATGAGCTTTAGGGAAACCAAGACCTGTTAACCATCCATGCAATTCTCTATAATTTTCTAAATTTTCATCTACTAAAAATGTTAAATCTAAAGAAGAATATGATAATTTATCTCCAGGTATAGGAACATCTTTAAAAGGAGTAGGCATTTCTGCACTACCTAAATTTATCCCTGGTATATTAACTGTGGTTGTAAAGTATTCAACCTTTGGCAACTTAATAATAGAAAACCTAAACTGCGTTGGGCTTGCATAATCTAGTTTTGTTGGTTGCCTTGAAAGTGTATCTGTTGTAGTCATACCACTATTTATATGTTAACTGTACAGTATGCTAATGCCAATATTATAATAGCAAACACAAAAATATAGAGATATTCTATTAATATTTTCTTCATATTATTTTTATTTATATTATTTATATCTATTTAAGGCTGCTTCTCTCATTTTAGCACGTGCCGCTGGTCTCTTTGCTGGGTTATTGTCGCCCTTTAACCACCAGTATTCTCCTTTGTATGGATTTTTATTTGCACCTGTCTTACCTAATTTGTTCGTGTTGCCTTTAAGACTATTGGATATTTTATCTCTACTTTCTTGTGTAAAGGTCATACCTTTTCTATATTGATTGCCTAATTTTGCTACCATTTGATACTCACTTATTACCTTTCTAGTTTTCTTTGTATGGGTGTGTCCTTTAAAGTGTGTGTTGCCGAGATTGGCTAGTCGCCTTACCTCTTGTTGTGCTTGATACTTTGATATCTGTCCTGATAAAAATGTATAAGCTATTTTGTCTTCCCACTTACCATATTTTTTATATAGTTTATTATGTGCCCTTGCGTGTTGCTTAACAGTTAACTCTTTTAAGTTGCTAGGGTCGTCTGTGCCACCCATATGTTTAGGTATGATGTGGTGTGTATGTGTTGTTTTCATACTACTATTTATAACAACCAATAATTAGGTTCTTGAGGATTTGGCCAAAAAAAAGGGCGACCAGTTTCCCAATCGCCCTTAAATTTGTCTATTATTCAATGAAGAATAATAACTCTTTACATTATGTTAGTTACTTGCACACGTCTATAGTATCTGTTTGAGGACAAAGCAGTTAAACCGTCA